AATTGATAGAAATCGGGCCGACCGATAGAGCGTTCTTGTTCGTCGTCAGCGTGTAGTTCGTGGTTACAGTCTGACCGTTCTCAATGAAGATCTCGTCAGACCCGCCGCCCGTCGCACCGCCGCCGACCGATCCCCAAGCAGAGCCGTTGTAGCCCTCGAATTTGGTGACCGTCGAGTTAAACCGGAAAAAGCCAGCCGCAGGAGTGCCGTCGCGTTCCGCCGTGGTGCCAGCCGGAACCTTAGCCGACCCCGTGGCCGCCGTGTTCGGAACCAGACGACCCGTGCCGTTCAGATCGGCAGCCGTCGCGGTGACAGTCGTGCCGCCGATCTTCCACTGGCTGGCGGTCAGGTTCGGCTTGACCGCCGTCGTGCCGTCAAGCAGGTCGTCAACTTTGTCCAAGTTCTCGTTGATCTTGGTTCCCCAAGTGTCCTCGGACGCGCCAACTTCGGGCTTCACAAGGCCAAAACTCGTTGTCGTTGTATCCGCCATTTTCGCCGCCTTTATGCCGCTTCGGTCCAAGTTTCAGCCGTATCACCAGCCGGAACCCATGTTTCACTTGTGTCAGATTGCGGAGACCACGTTTCCGCCGTGTCTGATTGAGCCGTCCACGTCTCGGATGTGTTGCCTTGGGGCGTCCACGTCTCCGCTGTATTCTGGCCCGGCTCCCACTTCTTGATCGCCGTCAGCGACACTATACACGAATTTGCAGCCAACGCACTAGCAAGACGCACACGCGTGGCAGACAAAACAACAGAGAATGAGCCGCCAAGGTCTCCCGCAGTGTTTACCACAGAAATCGGCGTTGCCACAGACGAAACAGACGCAGAAATCTCTACCTGAGCCTGCTGAATACGCTGGGCATCCAATGCAACAGATGCGGCCACAGACGCACTAGATGCCGCCTCCCTGACACGTTGCGCGTTGAGGGACACGCTGGCCGATACCGACACAGCAGCCGATGCAGGGTTTACCTTGCTTGCGGATGCCGAAACGCTGGCGGCCACAGAAACAGTGGCGCTAACCTCCCTGACGCGCTGCGATGCGGCGGATGCACTTGCAGCAATTGAGACGGTGGCCGATACCTGCTGAATTCGCTGGGCAGATGCCGAAACAGCAGAAGACGCGGAAGCCGTTGCCGCCGCGTCCTTGATGCTTCCATCGTAGCCATAGAGGCGGATGCCGTAACTGCCCCGGCCATATCCCGGCGAATAGGTCGTCACGGCTGGCCCTCCTTAGTCGAGCGTCACGTCCAGATCGCCCGTGGGGATACGCAAGACATCGCCCGTGTCGATGGCCTTGGAAGCCGTCAGCGAGGCGTAGGCGATCATGTTGCCCGAGGTTGAGGCGTCAAAGATGGCCGCGTGCGTGACAGTTCCCCAGCTTCCCGATGCAGTCGGAAACTCGATTGCCGCGTCATTCGAAGCGGTATTGCCGGACACAGTGAAGGTCACCGATTGGCGCGAGTAGTTGCTGCCCGAAATCTCGGTGCCGCCACCGCTTTCGCCCGGTGCAGCCGTGAACAGTCCCAGATGCCACGCGGTCGGGCGTGCTGGCGAAGGCGTACCGTTGGTCAGCAGCCATGTCAGGACGCTGGTTTCGAACGAGTTTGTGAGGCTCATGACACGTTCCTAATCTTCATGCGGAGGCCCGTGCCACTGTAGCGGGCGCTGTCCGAGGCTGCGTTGAGGTTGTCGATGGCGGATTGATAGAGCGCAGCCCAAACTTGAATACGGGCGTCGTCCTTCAGGTATGGCGCGGCGTGAACCAAAGCGCCGTAGAGGTAGGCATCAGGGCTGTCTGTCAGGAGCCAGTTTGTCGTGGCAGCATCCGACAGGGCAGGGATTTTGGCGAAGTAAAGCAGTTCGCCCGTGTAGACCCCATCCGGCACCGGGTAGAGTTCGAACTGCGAACCCGTCATGGCGTAGTAGTAGGGCTGGCCATTGACGGCACCGGCACGCTGCTTGCGGTCCAAAAGTTCTGCATGGCTGAGCAACTCAAGCCGCGCGGTTTCGCCAGATGTCAGGTAGAAGCGGATTGTCTCGGCCCAATCGGCGGGGATGGCGCTGAATTGCGTGTCAAGCTGGGCGGTAGATCTGGTTTCCATACGCCAATGACGCACCTTGCGCTGCATGTCAGCCTCGGCCAAGGCGATGAAGGTCGGCACGACAGACGTGAGATCGTCGCGGTTCAGAAAATCCGCGACGGCTGTCTTTAGCGTGGCATAGGTCGTGATGGTCATTTCTTCTTCGCCTCGTTGCGGGCCGAAATGGCCTTGGCTTTAGCCTTGGCGTCCGCCTTGCTGCTTGCGCCCCATGCGTTCAGTGATAGCAGAAGCCGCGTGGGTTTTCCATCCTCGTCACGCTCGGGGCCGGGCATCCCGCCCATCCGAGCCAAGAAGGACGCCCGGCGCGGGTTGTCGCCCGCCTTCACCGGGGCCTTCAGGTTCATACCCTCGGCCTTGGCAGACGCGCGGCCCTTAGCGTTTAATCCGCCTTTTGGGTTTTTTCCTTCAGCGCGCTGCCAAGCCGGGGTTTTAGCCATCACTTGGCCTTCTTTGCCGTCTTGGCCGAAGCCTTGAATGCTGCCGCAGTCGGAGCGCCCTTGGTGCCGGGCTTCCGCATCTTTTCGCCTGATCCGGCTTTGATACGGGCTTTCTTGGCGGCGATGTTTGCGTAGAGACCGCCGGGCATTACTTCTTCGCCTTCATCATGCACTTGCCCATTGCCTTGCACTTGGCAGGGTTAGGGCAGCCTTTGCACGGGGTGAACTTCACTGGCTTTTTCATTTCTTCTTCGCCTTTCCTGCTTTGCTGAGAGCAATGGCAATCGCTTGCTTTTGCGGCTTGCCGGATTTCATTTCCGTGCGGATGTTAGCAGAAATCGTCTTGGCAGACGAACCTTTTTTGAGTGGCATTATGGCCTCCTCTGGCGCGGGGATGCCGCCACCCTATCACATCACGCGATGCCTTTCAAATTGCGTCTCAGGGGTGATGACCACTCATCATCCGACACCATCCCGGCCTTGTAGACGGCCACCAAGCCAAAGGCATCGGCGGCATGGCTGGAGAAGTCATGCTCAGGCCCAAGCCCGATGCCGCGCACCTCGTCCCGCTTTTCATGATACCAGCCCAGAGCCTCGCGCCCGCCGCGCGTTGTCTCCTCGTTAAAGCGCATTGACGGGAACAGGCGGCGCGTTGCGTCGATACGCTGCAATGCAGCACCGGCACCTTGGTTTTTCACCAGATCGACCACGAAGCCAGCCTCGCGCAGGTAGGACATGGGCGTGACGGCATAGACGCTGTCGTGCTTGCGCCCGTCGTGCGGCAGGACGCAGACGGCCTCCTCGTAGTCATTGGCCCGCAGCCAGTTGACGTGCGCCTCGAAGGGCTGGCCGACTGCTTCGTAATAGTCCAGCACGCGCACCTCGGGGCCGATGAATTGCACGATCCAGATTGCTGTGGCATCAGACTTGGACGAGGTGCCGCCGATATCCCAGCAGGCGTAGACCTTCATCAGAGGATCGCGCGGGATGAAGCCAATGCGGCGCTCAAGCTGGGCATCGGTCAGATGCTTGGCATAGTACGCGCCTTCGAGGACGGTTGCGTATTCGCCTTCCCAGATGTGGCCGTATCTTTCGGGCTGGTTCTCTAGGCAATCCCGGCGCTCTTGCTCTAGGACGGATGGAAACCACGGATTGTCTGACCAGTTGGCTCGGACAACAACCGATCCCGATGGCGTGACAGGCCCGCGCAGAAGCTGGTCGATGGGATCGGTGGGGCGCGATGGGTTCCAGCTAAACCAAAGCTCAGACTTCTCGGCGCGGATTGTCGGGCGCAGAAGTGAGAGGGATCGGTCGGACAGGGATTGCGCCTCTTCAACCCAAGCCCGGTCGAAGCCTTCAAGCGATTTCACGCTGTCTGCGGTGTGATCTTGCATCCCTTGGAAGATGATGAGGCCATCGCCGGGCGTTTCAATCACCTCGCGGAATACCTTGAAGCCTTGGGCCTCGCCGAGGTTGTAGGATTGCAGGGTATCTTCGATCAGCTTCTTGGCGGATTGCTTGAGGGACTTTTGGACTTCGCGGATGCAGACGCTGCGATGTCCGGGGAACATCAGATGCTCTTCGGCGAGAAGCCCTGCGAAGAAGCGTGACTTGCCTGAGCCACGGCCACCCCATGCGCCTTTGTATCGGGACGGGTTTAGGAGCGGCGCAAAGGCCGCTGCCGTTCTGATTTGCAGGCGGTTCTTAGCCATCAGCGTCTTTGGGCTGGACGATAACGCGTTCGATCACCTGCGGCGTCATGCTGCCGTCTGAGGATGTTAGGTCAACCTCTTGCTTTTCGCGCCAGCCTGCCCGTGTTTTCATCCAGAAGATCATGGCGGTGGTGTCGCCTTTGGTGGCTTTGTTGAACAGCGCACCGCCGACCGAAGCATTGGCGCGGGCCAAGGCTTGATCCAATTCCTCTCGGTAGTATTTGGTCAGGGTTTTGTTGTCGATGCCGAGGATGTCAGAAATGACCGCTTGAGGCGTGCCGATGGTGGCATGAAGCTGGACAAGCTGGCGGCTTTCCTTTGATGGTTCGTGCGGGTTGCGGCTCATTGATCTAATCCTTGTGGAGCGTGCGGGTCAGTGCTGCCCTGCCGCTGTGCCGACTGGTCGTCGGTCATCGCCTGCTTCGCACGCTTTGGGTATGGCTTAGACAGTGGCAAGATAAGCTCACGCATTTCTGCGTCAAGTGGCATTAGGTATGTGTGCTTTCCTTCTACTTTTTTCTTTAGAAGGTTGTCTTGCCTCACTCCTGCATCATCAACTGTCTTCTTGTGGGACCATTTACCATTATACCAAACCTTTATTGCTGGTGCAGACACCCCACGATATACCCAATTTCCTGCTTGATATATGCCGCCGTGATGTCCTGCTTCTGGGTCTGCATAAGAAACAATGAGCCTCAAGTTCGGGCTTTGCCTCTTTAGAAACCGCATGGCATGTGCTGCAATCCTTGAAACAGGCGTAACATGGCTTGTAAGGGCAATCCTGACAAGTTCACAGCCGTGATCCTGTTCTAAGCCATAGCCTTTGACCATATTGTGATTTGCACCACGTCCGAACAAAACAACCCCGATAAACTTGCCGTTTTCCCATGCTCCGACCTTGACCAGCTTACCGGCTGGCAAGCATCTGCTGTAATGCCAGTTTAAACAGGCATACTTTGCCGCCTCATGCGTTGCCCAATCGATTTTGAGATCAGCCTTTCCCATGTTCCCTCAAATCAAAGTCTTGGCCACAGTGTGGGCATTGGATCATCTTTGGATCAAGCTGGTCCAGCTTTCCCTGATCGTCCTCACTTCCCGGCTCAAAGTTTGGCTGGTGAAATAGTGCAGTCATTTCTCCAACCTCAAAGCCCGTCAGCTTCAGGTCAAAGCCCTCGGCGTCCAAATCCTGCAATTCGATCTTCAGCATGTCGTTATCCCAGCCTGCGTCCAGCGCAAGGCGGTTGTCTGCGATGACATATGCGCGGCGCTGGGCCTCGGTGAGGTGCGATGCTTCGATGACGGGCAGATCGGCAAGCCCCAGCTTTTGGGCTGCCATGACGCGCCCGTGGCCTGCGATGATGCCGTTCTCGCCATCAACAATGATCGGGTTCAGGAAGCCAAATTCGCGGATGCTGGCGGCGATCTTGTCCACTTGCTGCGGTGAGTGTGTGCGGCTGTTGCGGGCGTATGGCACCAACGAGGCTACTGAAACTGTTTTATAGTTGGGAAATTGTTTCATCTGTCGGTCCCCGGTGCAGATTTTCTGTCGCGCATCTTAACGCTTTACCGCCAAATATGCAAAGGTTGATCCATAGGCTCGCTTGCAGAAGAGGAGGGCGAGCTTGTCGGTCTCGGCGCGTGCAGCTGCGTGGCGATGAATGCCTCCGCAGTGCTGGCCGACATGGTAGACGATGCGGTCGCCCTTCTGCGCCTCGGCCAGCGCGGTGTACAGGGCATCCGGCTTTGTGTCGCCGGTGATGTAGATGGTCTGGCTCATTTGCCCCTCCATGATGTTTGCACATTACGCACCAAGATACACAGACGCGATAACTTGTAACCCATTGGCCTGTAAGGCTTTTCTATAGATATTATATGTTTACACATATATATATACTTACTTATTTCTATCCCATAGGGGCTATAGGTGGCCTCTCTGGCTGTGATATTATGACTGATATAGGTGTAAACATCGCAAAGTTTAAACTTGCCGTTTCTGCAAGCGTTATCAATGGCTTGCAAGTTATCAGGCGTGTGTAAAATCGTGTGTAACATCACGCCACCACCCAAACATCTGGGATTTTCCCCTTCCAAGCCTTCTTGCCAGCTTCGCGGCGGATCATGCCTGCGCTCACCATCTTGTTCAGGATCGGCTCAAGCGCCTCGGGCTTCATCCTCATGCGGTTTGCCAGCACCTTGGTCGATGCGCCCTTGTCCGGGTCAATGTAATTGATGACGCGAGCGGCGATTGCTTCTTCTGGGCGGTCCTTGGAGTTGTCGTTGGCAAAGACAAGCTTGATCTTGGCGTCCAGTTCAGCGCGGACATAGGCGAAGGCCCAGCGCACATGCTCGGCGGTTCTATGGGCTGTTGGGATGGCCAGAATAAAGCTGATCTTTGCCACCAATTCATAGGCGCGGCGGATCATGGCAACGGATGCTTCGCCGGTGTTCTCGCCCATCTCCTCGGCATAGGCGTGCAGCCACTTGGACACCTTGCGGAGCATTTCGCTGGCATCATCGTCAGTCTTGACGGGTTCGCGGTCGCCAGAATATTCCACCCGCCCGCCGCTGTTCATCACGTCAAAGTTACCGCCGTGGAAAATCTGGGCCAGCCTCATGGCAAGGTTTTCTGGCATCGGGCGCTTGCGGAAGTTCTCTCTTTCTTCTGGATTGTTGTCGGTCTCAGCCACGATGATGGCGCGGCCCACGAAGCCCTGCGTTGCTGTTTCGCCGTCCATGATCTGATCGAAGGTGCCGGGCGTTGTGAAGCCGACCACGGAAAGAAACGGGCGATCAAGGCCCTGATCCACCATGTTCAGCATACGCTGTGCGCGGGCGATTAAATCATCGCGGCCATCATCTTCTGCTTTGGCCAGCATCCCGCCGAACATCTTGCGAAGGTCGCGCTTGGTGTCACCCTGCAAAAGCATTCGGCTGTTGGCCTTGGAATACCCCGACATGATCGCACCGAACACGCTTTCGAGATATGCCGCACCGCCGCGCTTCTGAGCATTGCGAACCTTGATAAGAAAGATGCCGATCTCGTCGATGATGTAATAGGCCGACTGATGTTCAATCAGGTTCCGCATGATTTCCTGCTCGGACTTGATGCCGCCTTGCAGCGCGTAATGCACGCCAGCCGCAATGTGCAGATCGGTCAGGGCCTGCATCACGGCTTCTTTGCCGGTGGCGCTGGCTGCCACGCAGAAAGCCAGCATGTTGGCTGTGACGCCATCGCGTAGGTCTTCGTGGCGAAGGCCGCCGATGTTGCCGATGGCAGAAATGGCAGACGCCACAGCCAAGCGGCGGCGAGGATAGCGGCACTGGCTGTCGATCCAAGCGGCCACGTCCCCGACAAAGCCGGGCGGGGTGAGAAGGTCTAGGCCGTCAAGGGAAAAGGGTGGCGGGAAGCGGTCGTTGCTTTCTGGGGCTTCTGGCGCGGGCGGTGCGAAGTCTTCTGCGCTAAACTCATCCTGTGAATAGGCTTGCGCGGCTTGAGGTGATTGCCCGAACTTGGCACCGTTATAGCCCGCCTCAAAGTCTGCGAAATCGTCGGCACTCATTTCTTATCTTCCATTTGATCTGTGGCCCATTTTGCAAAGGCCGATTGTTCGCTGGGCGACATGCGCCGCCAAAGCGCGCCGACAAGACGCTTGATCTGCCGAGAAGCAAACAGCGCATGACCACCGCTCATGCCGCCAAGCCTGTCAACGGCGGCAAGCGCATAGCATTCAAGCTCGGATGGGTTCGCAGTCTCAGCCCAGAACCTTGCGTCATCGCGGGCAGTGCCGTCAATGAGCGGCAGAAGCGGCAAGCCAGCCGCGCGGATGTTCAGCCAATCATAGGCGGCCCATGCAACAGCCTCGGGGTCTTGCTCGGCCAGCGTGTCAAGATAGACAACCGCCTGCGAAACGATATGCGCCGGGCGCGCAGGCCGAACAGGCGCGGGGAAATCAGGATCGTGGGTCATTTGGCTACCCTGTCCCACTGATTTTCAAAATACTCCGATAGAGCTTCTAAGGTGCGAAGCGTCGGGTTTTCGTTACGGCCATCGCGGATCGCAGACAGCGTGTTGCGATGCACGCCAGTCTTACTGGCCACAACATCTAGCTTTCGATCCTCTAAACACCACCTGATATGGGCCAACGTCATCATGTGAAAAAACTCCTCCTTTGTGCGCCTATGCCCTCTTGACATCC